TTCAAACTAATTACAAAATGACTCCATTGTTGTTAGACGCATTTGAGTGTGAAAATCACACCAAATTTGAAAAATGGATACGAAATAATGATTTGGTTAAACCACTCTATTATGAAATAAAAAAACAAAATGGAATTAGTACCAGAGAAACTTTTTTAGTGAATGAAGAGCAATGTAATGATATTGTAAAAATAATGCATAATGAGGTGAAAAAATTTACAAAAGATGATGTAAATTTATTGATTGAATTAGAGAATAAACGAAGTGAAAATGAAGATAAACGACGAATAACTGAGGAAACCATCATAAATCAAACCGAATTAAATATCAAATTAGAAGAAATACGGTTACAACGAGATGAATTACGGTTACAACATAATGAATTACAATTAAAAATACAAGAAAATGCGATGAAAATTGCCGAAAACCACGTAGAAGTGTCGGATAACCCAATATCCCCAGAAAAAAGTATACAAGAAGAATCTAATCCTTTTCTCCATATCAAAAGCCGAGAACATACTCGTTCTCCCAAAGTATATCAATACAATTCGGAAACATTGGAACTAATACAAATGTACGACAGTATTATCAACGTCATACGTGAATTTCATAGTTCAAGTCCAAGTGCGTTAAAATTAGCAGCAAAAAACAACACAATATACAAGGGGTTTCGTTGGTTATTGGTGGATAGGAACATGACAGATGTTCCGATACTATCACCCACGGTGGAATCGAGAACACAGGCGATTGAATATATTGCGATGATTGACATCCAACAAACCAAAATATTGAATGTATTTCCATCACAAAAAGAAGCGGCCATTGCGCGTAATTTGGCAGGATTTTCCACGATTTCCCGAGCAATCAAACAACAATCTATTTCATCCGGACATTACTGGAATCTATTTAATCGATGTACGGAAGAAATGCGTGATGAATATTTGAAATTAAATTCATTACCTGAACAACATGTTAAATCCAATGGTATATCGGTATTACAAATTCATCCGGTAACCCATGAGGAAATCACATCATACAAGTCAATTACCGAGGTATTGAAGAAATTTCAAATGTCTCGTGTTTCATTGATAAAAGCTGCTGAAACCAACGAAATACATAATGGATTTCGTTGGAAAATGAAATAATGAATTTTCAAATTTTCATATGTTTGTTAATAAAATTAGACAAATATTCTTCTTCAAATATTTCCCGGCGATTTTCATGTTTTTTTGTAAAAACATATTTATCTTCTTCTTTTTTTACAGTCCAACCATTATTTAAAGCATTGATAATAAATGTAATTTTTTGATATTCGGTTCGATTCATTTTAATGGTATTGGGAATATCAATATTCATAATTACAAAATTCAACAGGACTTTAAAATATGATTTTATTTAATAAATTCATATTTTCCGAAAAAAACACATAAACTCATCTCTTTATAAAATTTATTAAAACAAAGTTTCTGTAAGTAAACATTTCAATTCAGAAATTAAATACTGTAGAAAATGGAATCAAGTGCGCTAAAAAAACTTATAAGAAAACGTGATCCGACTACTCATACAATAGATAAAAAACACTCACAAATGTTGGAACATTTTAATAAAATTGAAACAGAATATATACCAAAATTACGTAAAGATATGGCAGATATTCAACTAATATTAGTTGAAATAAAAGAAAAAATAGAATCTGATATAGAACATGACGGCAAATTGGTCGATCAAAAAATTGAACTTAGTGACAATTATGAAGCATTAAAAATACAAATAAAGTCCCTAAAATCTGAGAAAAAAAAATATTTCTTGGAAAATTCTATTTTTATTTTTAACTATTTCGAAGAAAAGAAACAAATATCATCTGGAGAAAAGCAACACGTAAATGTTCTCAATTCATTCTTCAAAGTCAAACCAAAAGAATCAGATGTCCTTTTGGAGAACCATACCAAAATAAAAAAAAACATCAATCAATATTGGAAAAATGTCGATAATGAAATCACCAATATTCAAGATTTTGTTGTTCCTATTGATATTTGTACTTTTTGCAATAAGGGGGAATTTATTCCCCAAGATGAAGAGGGAATATTGATTTGTAATAACAAGGGATGTGGTAAATTCATCGCATACATTGTGGACAGCAACAAACCTTCCAACAAAGAACCCCCTAATGAGGTATCTTACACGGCTTATATTCGTTTGAATCATTTCAAAGAAATTTTGTCGCAATTCCAGGCAAAAGAAACTACCCAAATTCCTGAAAATGTCATTGAAGACATCAAACGACGAATTAAAAAAGAGCGAATCAAAGATTATGCGAAAGAACTTAATTACGATAAAATGCGAGAAATTTTGCGTAAATTAGGTTATAATAAATATTTTGAGCATATTCAATATATTAATTCTATTTTTGGTATTCGACCACCTATTATGAGTGATGAACTTCATGAAACTTTATGTGTGCTATTTATCGAAATTCAGAAACCATGGGCATTGCATTGTCCTCCCGATCGTACCAATTTTTTTAATTACACATATACATTGTATCAATTATGTATGTTATTAGATCAAACCCAATATTTACCCTATATTCCATTGTTACGTGATTTAATCAAACAACGTCAAATGGATTTGATTTGGAAAGAAGTATGTGCGGAGTTGGGTTGGCAATATTTTCCAACCGTGTAATCTACGCATATTTATTATTACTAAAGATTTTTATATAAGTAATATACGCATTTTTCTTTAAGTTGTTTCGGAAATACGTATTTCTCCTTTTTTTTTTAAATTATATCTTTGGTTGTATTCTCTTTTTTTATCTGGAGTAATTGTTTCTTTATTTTTTTGTTTTATTTCCTCTTTATGAGTTTCATAATATTTTTTGTTACGTGCTGGTGACGTATATTTTTTTAGCTGTTCTTTCAATGTAGCATTTTCGTCTTCCAAATCTTTTATTTTTTCTAGAAACTGATTTTCATTCATCTTTACAATAATATAAACACTTAATATTTATATTATTTCAATTTCTTTTATTTACTTACCAGTTAGAGTAATAATTAAATCCGGGGGAAACCAACTAGACTCATCCCGATGCCCAAACCACTTCCCTGTCTGGCACTCGCTGCCATACTAGGAATGAAAACATCGAGCACACTAAATGTGGCGGCAGCCATGAGGGCAATAATAACAACTTCCTCAACGTTCAATTGTTTTTTGGGTATGACATACGCAGCAATGGCAACCATAATACCTTCAATGATGTATTTAATAGCTCTTTTGATTAATTCGCTAAAATCAAATGTTAGACCACTCATTTTAAATATGAATATTATATTATAACATAATAAAAAAATATATATTTTATTATATAAAACACTTAAACACTTGTATTGACTAAATACATATTATTCTAAACAATGTCACAATCATTTGAAAGAAAAAACCTCTCTGATGGAAGCCCTAATCCTAAATATGTGGATTTATGTGATGAAGACGCACCTATTGCTGGACAAAAATTCACATGTATGTCGTTTATTTCTCCAGAAAAGATTTTGAAAAAACGCGAAGTCTTTTTATTTGATCAATTTGTGAAACAGTGGGATTTTACTAAATCCATGGATAAATTTAAGGATTTTTTGAATTTTATTGCGTATAAATACAATCTAAAAGTTGATGATGTCATTAATGATTTTAATGATTTCACAAAAGAAGAGGAATCTAAATTAAAGGATAATTCTGTAGAAGATGACTACAAAAATTTCATTGATAAAAATGAGGATTCACTTACTGAGCAATTTCAACGTGTACATGCGTTTCAAACATCCATACGCGGTCTTAAAATTCGTGGTGTATTTTCGAATCAAGATGAAGCCGAAATGAGATGTAAAAAATTACGTGAAATTGACCCCAATCACGATATTTTTGTTGGACCTGTCGGTATGTGGATTCCATGGGATCCGGATGCGTACAAAACTGGACGTGTTGAGTTCATGGAAGATGAACTAAATCAATTACATAGCGAAAAAATTAAAAATGAGACTAAAGCTAAAGAAGAGTTCGAACGTCGTGTTAAGGAAACAAAGAAAAAGGCAATTCAAGAGAACATTGAATTGGCTAAAAAGAGTGGAAATGTGTTAACACAAACTATTAATGAGGATGGGCAGTTGATTGGTGTTCGCGAGACTGTGAATTTTGATGAACGTGAAGTTGCTGATAAAGATGGTAATATTAATATTCGTAATGAATTGCTAAAGAAAGCGACC